CCTTCGCTCGCAGTCCGATCAAAATCCAAATCGACCCTATCAGGAACCCATGGCCCTAGTAGCTCTCCCCGGCGGCGGTGGCGACGTGCCCATGCCCGAATGGGACACGATCTTCACGGGCGAACTGTTGCAGGCCCGCGCGGCCGATGTCTGGCGTTCAACCGTGTCCGAAATGCGCGATGCCGGCACGCTGGCGGCGATCAACGGGAACCAAATCCGCCGCTACGTGGTGGCCTGCGTCATGTTCGATGACGCCACCGCCAAGATCGCGGAACATGGGCCGGTGACGAAGGGCAAGCGGTCCTCCATGCCGACATGGAACCCATGGTGGACGGTCCTCAAAGATTGCGACGTGATGGCCAGCGCCCACGAGGATAAGCTGGGATTGAACCCACGGCGCCGGGCGCAGGTGGCGCCTGTGAAGAAGAAGGCCCGCGCGGCGACATCGGCAGACAGGTTCCTTGCCGCGAAAGCGTAAATACGACCCGGAGACAGACCCCGCTTCGGCATGGGCCGAGGATGTCGTCAACGGCGCCGTCATTTCTGGCCACTTCATGCGGCTGGCGTGCGAACGGCACCTCCGCGATATCGTGGATGGCCCCAAGCGCGGGCTCCACTGGCGAGTGGACCAAGGCGAGCGGGCGCAGGCGTTTTTCCCGTCTGTGCTGTCCGTCACGGCCGGCGCGATGGTCGGGCAGCCGTTCAACCTGCCCAGCTACACGACGTTCGTGGTTGGCTCGCTATTCGGATGGATGCGAGCGGACGGCCGGCGGCGGTTTCGTCATGCTTGGCTGGAACTGGGCAAGGGGCAGATCAAAAGCCCCCTGATGGCCGCGCTCGGGCTGTATGTGATGGGATGGTGCGGGATTGCCCGTTCCGAGGTCTACGCCATCGCGAAGGACCGGAACCAAGCGAACGTGCTGTTTCAGGACGCGGCGGCCATGTGCCAGGCGCCCATCCCGGATCGCGACGGGGAGACGCTTGAAAGCCTCGGGGAAGTGCTGATCCGGGGCAACGGTCAAATGTCCTGGATGATTGAGCATCCATCGACCCGCTCGGTCTTCCGCGCCCTTGCCGGCGATGAACGGGTGAACGGGCCGCGCCCGTCTTTGGTGCTGGGTGATGAAATTCACGAATGGCGCTCGGGTGGCGCTATCGAGACATGGCAAGCGGCCATTGCAAAGATGCCGGGGGATAGCCTGATGCTTCTCGGCACGAACACCCCGGCGGCGGATCAGCTAGTCGGGACGGAGTATTCAGAGGTCTATCAGTCGATCTTGCGGGGCGAAGCGGCGGACGATGGGGCGTTTGCCCTGATCGCCCGCACCGATCCCGGCGATGATCCGATGAACGATGAAAGTTGCTGGCGTAAGGCCCTGCCCTGCCTCGGATTGACGTTCCCGATTGAGAATGTGCGGGGAGAGGTCCAGAGCGCGAAGGGGCGCATGGCCAAGGCGCTGGCCACCAAGCGGCTGTATTTCGGCGTTCCGGTCGGCACGGCGGAATACTGGATCGACCTGGACGCTTGGGGAAGCGCGCAAGGCCGCGTGGATGTGGATGCCCATGCCGGGCAACGGTGCTGGCTGTCGTTGGACTTGTCGCGCAAGAACGACCTGACCGCGCTCGGGATTGGGTTTCGTGATGATGATGGCCGGCTCAATGCTGCGGTGCGGTATTGGAAGCCGGCGGATGGACTGGCCGAGGCGGCGCGAGCCGACCGGGCGTCCTATGTCGAATGGGCGCAGGGACCGAACCCGATCCTGAACGCCGTTCCGGGCCGGACGATTGACTACACGTTCGTGGCTATGGAAGTGCAGCGGCTTTGTGCTGAATACGACGTGGAAATGATGGCGGTCGATCCGGCCTTCATGAGCGACTTCCGGGTCGCGTGCGACGCAATCGGGCTGGACACATGGATTTGGTCACCCGACGAAGAATACGGGTCCGGCCTGAAAATGGTCATCCACGGGCAAGGGGCGCAGGGCATGACCAGCGACAAGATGCTGTGGATGCCGCGCTCACTTGGCGTGCTGGAAGACATGATCCTCAATGGCGAGATCGTCATTGACGAAAGCCCGCTGACGAAATGGTGTGCGGGCAACGCGGCGGTGAAGGCCGATGCGCGGGGCAACCGATATCTGGTGAAGGCGCAGCAGCGCGGCCGGATAGATGGATTGGTGGTGCTGGCGATGCTGGCGGGTGCGACGGAAGCGCGGGCGGCTGAACAGGTCTCGTTCTGGGAAGTCGCGTAGCTCCATGGGCATCCTAAGCCGCCTGTTCAGACGCGACCGGAAAATGACTTCGCTGGAATTGTTCCGCGAAATCTATGGCGGCGGGCGCGAAAGCTCGGCCGGCGTGACGGTGAACACGCAGGTGGCGCTTGAAACGGCAACCGCGCTGGCCTGCGGCCGAGTGATTGCCGAGGGATGCGCGCAAACCCCATGGCACCTGATACAAGAGCGCGACGGACGGAAAACCGTTTCTGACGATCCGCTGGATTACATCCTGTATCGGCGCCCGAACCCGTGGCAGACCAGCTTTGAATACCGCGAAACGGTGCTCCTACACGCCATTTTTGCCGGGAATGCCTACAGTTTTATCAATCGTGTCGGTCGCGTGCGTGAAATCCGCGAATTAATCCCGATTGAGCCGGGTCGTGTTTCGGTCAAGCAAAACCGGGATATGTCGCTGGAATACAAGGTCACGGCGGACACGGGAGAGGCCAAAACATTCGGCCAAGACGCGATTTGGCACCTTCGCGGGCCGTCCTGGAACTCGTGGATGGGTCTGGATGCGGTCAAAATGGCCCGAAACGCTCTCGGGTTGGCCATTTCCTTGGAGCAGGGGCAGGCCGAATTCCAGAAGAACGGCGCCAAGGTTTCGGGCGCGGTTTCCGTCGAGGGCCGGCTAGAGCCGGCGCAGTTTACGCAACTCGCAGCCTGGATTGACCGCCACCAGATCGGCGGCGATCGGTCGAATAAGCCGGTCATCATGGATCGGAACGCCTCTTTCGTCCCGCTGTCCATGACGGGCGTCGATCAGCAGCTAATCGAGACGCGGAAACACCAGATTGAGGAAATCTGCCGGGCGTTTCGTGTGATGCCGATCATGGTCGGGCACTATGACAAGTCATCGACCTATGCGAGCGCGGAACAAATGTTCCTGGCGCATGTCGTGCATACCCTGATGCCTTGGTATCAGCGGATTGAGCAATCGGCGGACGTTAACTTGCTCAGTGAGGATCAGCGCCGGGCCGGTCTCTACACGAAAATCAACCCCAATGCCCTGATGCGCGGCGCCGCGAAGGACCGGGCCGAATACTACGCGAAGGGCCTCGGTTCCGGCGGCAGCAAGGGATGGCTCACGCAGAACGATGTTCGCGGTTTCGAGGATATGGACCGCATTGACGACCCAAAGGCTGATGAATTGGCGCAGCCGGTAGAAAAGGCCCCCGTTCCGGACCCGGCGGCGAATTAGGCGGAAAAATGAAGCGAGAAACCCGCGTTGAACCGATCGAATTCAAATTCGACGGCAGCGAAGCCATGTCCTTTTCAGGCTACGGCGCCAGCTTCGGGAATGTGGACAGCTATGGCGACGTGATCGCCCCCGGCGCGTTCACAAAGACGCTCAAGGAAGCCAAATCGTCCGGCACATGGCCAGCAATGTTGTTGCAGCACGGCAACATGCTCGGTGGTGACGACAACATGCCGGTTGGCGTGTGGACGGACATGCGTGAAGACGCCAAGGGGCTGCACGTCGAGGGCGTCCTGGCCGACACGCAACGCGGCCGTGACGCCTATACGCTGTTGAAGATGTCCCCGCGCCCGGCCATCAGCGGCATGTCTATCGGCTATCGTGCCATTGAATGGTCCATGCGGTCGCGACCGGAAGAACCGAGGCGGACGCTCAAAGCGGTGGACCTGTTCGAGGTTTCGCTTGTGACGTTCCCGGCGAACGGGAAATCCCGTGTGGAACACGTCAAGAGCGCGGATGCGATCACGACCATTCGAGAATTCGAGGACTTCCTACGGGATGTAGGCGGTTTCTCGCGTGCGGCTGCCAAGTCGATTGCGGCTGGCGGCTTTAAGGAAGCGGACCCTCGGGACGAGGCCGCAAGACTGGCGGAACTGAAGGCTCTTTTGGGCCGCAATACCCTCATACTGCAAGGATAGTCCCGATGGACATGACTGAATTCAAGAGCCTGCTGGATAAGCAGGGGGAAGCCTTTGAGGCGTTCAAGGCGACCCACGACGAGCTGAAAAAGGCCGATGTGGTCACGGCCGAGAAGCTGACGCGCATCGAAAAGTCGCTGGATACGGCGGTCGAAGCCAAGGCCGCGCTTGAAGCGGCGATCAAGGCCGAGAAGGCCGAACGCGAGGCGCTGGAAATCAAGATCAACCGCTCCGGCCTGCGTGGCACGGAGACCGAGATCAAGCGTGCGCTGGAACTGAAGGAGTTCAACACGCAGATCGGCGGGATCATGGCGTCCAAGCGTGAGCAGTTCACGCCGATGGATGAAGCCGGCTACGATGCCTACAAGGCCGCGCTCGACATTTACACCCGCAAGGGCCGCGATGCCCTGACCTCCGACGAATTCAAGACGCTGGCGGTCGGCTCGGACCCGGATGGCGGCTACTTCGTCACCCCGGATACCGGCGGCCGGATCGTTCGCAAGGTCTACGAAACGTCTCCCATGCGGCAGATCGTGTCGGCGCAGACCATTTCGACCGACGCGCTGGAAGGCATCGAAGACCTGGGCGAAGCCGGCGCCGGCTACGCGGGCGAACGGTCGCAGGGCAGCGACACCACCACGCCGCAGGTCGGCAAGTGGCGGATCCCGGTTTTCTGGATCGACACCGAACCGAAGACCACCCAGCAACTTCTCGATGACGCCTCTGTGGATATCGAGGGCTGGCTGTCCGGCAAGGTGGCGGACAAGTTCGGCCGTTTCGAGAGTGCCGAATTCGTGACCGGCGCGGCCAACAAAATCCGGGGCATCACGAGCTACACCATGGCCTCTGACACCGGCTCCGGCGTTACCTGGGGTTCGGTCGGGTATGTTTTCACCGGCACCTCGGCCGCGTTCCCGTCGTCCAACCCGGCAGACAAGCTGTATGACCTGACGGGCACGCTCAAGTCGGCGTATCTGCCGGGCGCGCGGTGGTTGACGCGCCGCTCGGTGGTCACCGCCATTCGCAAGTTCAAGGATGGCATGGGAAACTACCTGTGGCAGCCGTCTTTCGTGGCGAACGTCCCGGAAACGATCATGGGCTATCCGGTTACGCGGGCCGAGGATATGCCGGCGATCGGGGCCGATAGCCTGTCTCTGGCGTTCGGCGACTTCGCGCAGTTCTACCAGATCGTTGATCGGCAGGGCATCCGCGTGCTTCGCGACAATCTGACCAGCAAGCCCTACGTCAAGTTCTATACGACCAAGCGCGTCGGTGGTGGCGTGGTCAATTACGAGGCCGTGAAGTTCATGAAGTTCGGCACTTCGTAAGCACCGGAGACAGGAAGAATACCATGAACATCCACAACCTTCTCAACAACACGAAGATCACGCGGGTCTCGGCCGATGGCGCGGGGGCGGCTTCGGCCACCCCGTCGAAGGCCACCATCATCGACATGGACGGCTTCGACAGCGTGATGTTCATCGCGGCCATGGGCAACGTGCTGGATACCTCGGTGCTGACGCTCAAGGCTGCCGGCGCCGCGACCAATTCCAGCGGCGCGATGGCCCTGCTGACCGGGAGCGCCACCTTCACGGCCGGCGCGTCGGATGCTGACGACAAGCTGCTGATCCTCGACGTGGTGCGCCCGCCCTACCGCTACATCGAGGCGCAGCTGTTCCACGTCACCGCGAACGGGCCGTTCGATGGCATCTTTGCCATCCAATACAACGCGTCCCGTGTCCCGACCACGCAGGGTTCCACGGTGATTGCGTCCGCGACAACCGATAGCCCGGTCCTGGCCTAACCAGCGGCGGGCTTCGGCCCGCCCTTTTTTCTGACGGAGACCGGCCATGGCCGCAGCTTTGCGACAGGGCGATCAAGCCCTGATGATTGACGGCGTGGAAGTCACGGCGTCCGCGACTGAGATCAACACCTACGTCGTGAGCCTGGACATCGCCGACGGGTCAGCCGAGGGCGTCTACTACGTGGTCTGCCCTCACGCCGGGACTATCTCGAAAATCTGGACGGTGATCGATGGCGCGGTATCAACCGCAGACATCACCGTCACGGCGGCGATCGGGGCCACTGGTGTGACGAACGGCGTTGTGACGATTGCAACAGCCGCGAGTGCGGCCGGCGATATCGACAGCGCCACGCCAACCGCAGCGAACACAGTCACGGCAGGGCAGGCGGTGAATTTCACCGTCACGGGTGGTGGGTCGGGCGGGTCGCCGCGCGTCCACCTGGCCATGGAAATAAGCCGCTAGTCTGGGGGCCAGAATGCACGTTCAGGTTTTCCCGGTCACAGTCACAACGGCATCGGACGGCTCGGCAACGGCCTATTCCGATCCGGTCAATGGGCTGCTGTCGCAAATCCGCTACGTCAAAACCGACTTTGCGGATGGCGTGGACTTCACGATTACGGCGGACGCGACCGGCGAAACGCTGTGGACCGAAAGCGATGTCAACGCCAGCGCGACCCGCGCGCCCCGGCAGGCGACGCATTCCACAGCCGGCGCCGCGTCGCTCTATGCCGCGACCGGGCAGCCGGTCAACGACATGATCGCGGTATCCGGCCGGGTGAAGATCGTTATTGCCAGCGGCGGCAACGCAAAGACCGGCACCTTCTACGTGGTCACCATCTGAATGCTGACCATCGTCACGGCGGCTGCTGATCGCTCGCTGCTGACGGTGCCGCAGATGCGCGCGGCTGTCGGGCTTGAGGCTGGCGATTCGTCGCAGGATGCGGCCCTGATCCAGTTTGGGGCGATGGTGGCAGACGCGATTTCGCGGGATTGCTGCGTCACCCCTGCCCCGCCCGCGCCCGCTACGTTGCGTCAGGAGACGGTTTCGGAGGTATTCCGGCCCTACCGTCAGGAATACCTTTTGATGCTCTCTAGGCGGCCCGTGGTCTCGGTTACGTCCGTCGTTTCGGATGACGTGACGCTAGAGACGGACGAATACGAACTCGACGCATCGCAAAACGCATTGCTCGCGTTGTCCGATGACACGCAGATCAAATGGGGCGGCCGGAAGATCACGGTCGAGTATGTGGCCGGCTATGCCACGGTCCCCGATGCCTTGGCGCTGGCCGCATCCAAGTTTCTGCGGATGCTCTGGTCCGAGAATGGCCCCGGCGCGCGGTCAGACCCGAACCTTAAGGCAGTCGAGATCGAAGGCGTCGGGCGCCGCGAATGGTGGGTTGGCGGCGCGTCCGACCCGCTGATGTCCGAGGAAATCAAGGAACTGCTGTTCCCGTTTAGGACGCTCCGCTAATGGCAATACCCGGCGTCTACACCCTAATCTCCGAAACCATCACCACCGCCATCACCGCGCAGGCGTTCACCGCCATCACCAACCTAGACGGCATGACCCGCGCCACATTCGAGGCGACATTCGCCGGCACGGGCGGAACAACAGCGGTCGCGCTGATCCAATCCCGCATCGGATCGGCCGGCACATGGCGCGAAATCGCCTCCATCGACTTCGCCGCCGCCGGCGCCAAATCCTGCACGGTCGTATCGACTGCCGCCACGCCCGCCGCGTTCGCCACGCTGTCCGCTAACTCGGTGCTGAACTGGCTGGGCACGGAACTGCGGGCCGTGGTGACGACAACCGGCACGTG